TTAGTAACGCCAGCGGTCATAACGCTGATATTTCGGCACTTTTGGTGCTTTTATCGCCCTGATCACCCACACCACCGCAACCGCCAACAGCAGCCACGGCAGCAACTTAATCATCAATGCCAGCATACCGCCGAGGAACATAAAGGCCGTCGCCACAATCAGCGCGGCGATAATACCCAGCAACGAAACACCGGTGACCATCAGCATGACAAAAAAGCCAATTACAAAAAGTAGTTCCAGCATGATGCTCTCCCAAATATGAAATCTCTTGCTGGCATTACAAGAATCATGCCAAAAATAATCTATTGATTTAACAGCAAAACGCCCCGCGACGGTGCGCAGGGCGTGGTGAATTTGACTACTTTTTGGTGAAAAGTTAACGCTTATCCGCCACCAGTTTGAGCGCGTGTTCCAGCACATTAATGTCTGCACCCGCTTTATGGGCATTTTCACTTAAATAACGCCGCCACTGCCGCGCGCCAGGAATACCCTGGAACAAGCCCAGCATATGCCGGGTAATATGGCCGAGATACGTACCCTGGCTGAGTTCACGCTCAATGTACGGATACATGGCGCGCACTACCGCCACCGGATCAGCATCAGTATCCGAGGAACCAAAAATCTCTCGGTCTACCGCCGCCAGAATACCCGGATTCTGATACGCCTCGCGCCCGACCATCACGCCATCCATATGTTGCAAATGCGCTTTAGCTTCTTCCAGCGACTTGATACCACCGTTAATCGACATCGTCAGATGCGGAAAGTCACGCTTCAGTTGATACACACGCGGATAATCGAGAGGCGGGATCTCACGGTTTTCTTTCGGACTTAACCCAGAAAGCCAGGCTTTACGTGCGTGGATGATGAACATCTCACACTCACCTTTGCCGGAAACGGTGTTGATGAAATCGCAGAGAAATTCATAGCTGTCCTGATCATCGATGCCAATACGCGTTTTCACCGTCACCGGAATCGACACCACATCGCGCATCGCTTTCACGCAGTCGGCAACCAGCTGCGCATTACCCATCAGACACGCACCAAACATGCCGTTCTGCACCCGGTCAGACGGGCAGCCGACATTCAGGTTGATCTCATCATATCCACGCGCTTCTGCCAGCTTCGCACACTGTGCCAGCGCCGCCGGATCGCTACCCCCGAGTTGCAACGCTACCGGATGTTCTTCTTCACTGTACGCCAGGTAATCACCTTTACCGTGAATAATCGCCCCTGTGGTCACCATTTCGGTATACAGCAACGTATTGCGGGAAAGCAGACGCAGGAAATAACGGCAATGTCTGTCCGTCCAGTCAAGCATAGGAGCAATGCTAAACCGAGAATTCCAGTAAACACCAGTTTTTTCAGGCATCACGCTGGTTTGATTAATTTTTTGTGTTTCATGATTATCGTGCATTTTTGAACATTTCAGGCTATTTTTCTCGCATTAGGTTCCCGCACAGGTTCCCACGTTTTATGGGAACCCGAAATAACGAGGTCGTGTAATGGCGTACTATAACATAGAGAAACGACTAAAATCCGATGGCACACCACGCTATCGCTGTAATGTGATTATCAAAGAAAAAGGTGTTATCACTTACAGGGAAAGCAAAACATTCCCTAAACATGCTCATGCCAAAACATGGGGCACACAGAAAGTGATGGAATTAGATCTATATGGCATTCCATCATCAAATGCAGTTGACGGACTTACAGTCCGTGACTTACTACACAAATATTTAAATGACCCAAATGCCGGAGGTAAAGCAGGCCGTACTAAAAGATATGTGCTGGAACTGCTTATGGATAGTGACATCTCCGCGATCAAACTATCTGAACTGACAGAAAATGACGTAATTGAACATTGCAGGCTAAGAAACAACGCTGGCGCAGGTCCAGCAACAGTCAGCCACGATGTTAGTTATCTTGGCAGTGTTCTGGATGCGGCCAAACCTGTATACGGAATTAATTACACATCAAACCCGGCGAAAAGTGCTCGTCCATATCTACTTAAACTTGGTTTGATTGGTAAATCAAACCGTCGTAATCGTAGACCAGCATCTGATGAACTGGACATGCTCATTGAAGGCCTTCAACAACGATCTACTCATAAATGCTCAAAAATTCCGTTCGTTGATATCCTCAAATTTTCTGTGTGGTCCTGTATGCGAATCGGAGAAGTATGCAGGTTACGATGGGAAGATCTCGACCAGGAACAAAAATCTATACTCGTAAGAGACAGGAAAGATCCACGCAAAAAGGAAGGCAACCACATGAAAGTAGCCTTGCTTGGGGAAGCCTGGGATATCGTCCAACGACAGCCCAAAAAATCGGAATTCATTTTTCCATATAACAGCACTTCTGTTACTGCGGGATTTCAGAGGGTAAGAAGCAAATTAGGTATTAAGGATCTGCGATACCATGATTTGCGTAGAGAAGGGGCAAGTCGCTTATTTGAGGCTGGTTTTAGTATTGAGGAAGTAGCCCAGGTTACAGGGCATCGTTCATTAAACGTGCTATGGCAGGTATATACCGAACTGTATCCGAAATCTTTACATAATCGTTTTGAAGAGCTCCAAAGGAGCAGAAATAAGACCCCTTGACACTGTTTATCCATACAGTTAAAAATAATACTGTATACAAACACAGTATAGAGGGACTTTTATGCGTATTGAAATCTGCATAGCCAAAGAAAAAATGACTAAAATGCCAACCGGTGCTGTGGATGCGTTAAAGGAAGAATTAACCCGACGCATCAGTAAACGTTATGACGATGTAGAGGTGATCGTAAAAGCCACCAGCAACGATGGCCTTTCTGTTACACGCACCGCAGATAAGGATTCTGCAAAAACTTTTGTTCAGGAGACTCTGAAAGATACCTGGGAATCTGCTGACGAGTGGTTTGTTCACTAATTAACACGTAAAATCGGTAACGTCTGGAAATCATTCAATACTCGCACTATCGAAAGTTCACCAGCCAACCGCAGCACGTCCTGCATACGTCGTGTCTGCGGTTTTTCTTTTTCGCTTACATTGTGTCTGGTTCTTCCGGCCATTCAATATCCGGCGCACTGGAAGTATCAACCAGTTCCAGTGCGTCCAGATAATCCAGCCACAAATTATATTGCGCCAGTTCGTCACCTTTCAGACGACCAATAGCGGCTTTACCGGGCCACTGCTTACTATTGATATAATAGTTAGCCTGCTCAATACGGGACCTTTTTTCGGCGTCAGCAGTTCTAACAAGTTCTTCGTGAGTCGGTTCAGGTTCATCTACCCATTCAGGGAAGCCATCATTCCATGCTGCACGTATCTTGCCATCCGGTGCATTTTCTGCTTTCCAGGAGATAAATCCGTCCTCATCAAAATCGACTCCCTCATCAGGCCATTGCCCGCTTGCCAGGTAGCTATCCTTAAGGGAGTAAGGGAAAAATTCGTTTGTAACTGCTGAGTATCTGTATTTGGTCATATTTATTTCCCTATGGCTATCCAGGCAATTTCTGCTGCTGGAGTGCTCCAGTTGGCAATTCGGATTGTTGAAAGATCAGCTGACGACACGCCAACTGGTTTTGAAGGTGAGGGATCTGAACCCCAGAACGAAGCAAGAACAATATAGCCTGAGGTAGTAAAAGGGATTGGCAGCGTCCTTACCGCAATCTGTCCTGCCGCCATGGTTGTCCTCCCGCTCTGAATAATTGTCCCGTCTGGAAACTTTACCCACCCACTACCACTGGTCCATGCAGACATGTCTGGTAGTTGGTTAGCACCTGTTCCGACATCTCGTTTCGCCGCTTCGCCCAAACCAAGATTTGAGAGGGCCGTTTTCACCGTGCCATCCGATTTGATATCGCCAAACGGATTCTTGCGGCTTAACAGCAGCGCACGAAGCGCGGTAAGCAGCTGGTCGTGCCGCGCCTTCTCCAGACTGGCACCGGATGCCTCCACCACGCTGCAAAGCTCCTCCTGCAACATGTCAAAGTAGTCATCATCCAGATCGGTGGCAGGCGTGCCGGTCTGGGGGTTACCACGGGTAAAACCGTTCTTACCCGCGCCGAACTTATCCTTCTGCGCGGTTTTCGTGTCTATACGATGCATGGATTACTCCGGATATTTAAAAATTACGTAGGTATGCGACGGGCAGAGTTTGTTAAGCACACACTCGACAACGGTGTCGCCCCAGATACGCAGCGCGGAATCACAGGGATCGCCACATGTCATCCAGGTGGTGTTGGTGGCAGCTGGCATGTTGACCTGCCAGTAATACCGCCATTCCGGCGCATTCACCGCGTCAGTACAGGCCAATGAGCAGGTGAAGGTGCTTTTGTCGTATCGCGTGATGGTGGCAGCTGGTCTGCCCAGGGCAGCAAGCTGGGCAAGATAAAAATCCTCGTTGATGCCGCCCGCCAGGTTAACCTTCGCATCCAGCCGTTGCTGACGCTGGCGAAGGGTCTGTGTCCCTGTAGGAATACATTCATCCGGCAGGCCGCACAGACGCTCCCAGCGATTTATCAGTTCGGTGGTGGTGCGCGGATCCAGCTCCCGCATCAGGGCATCCGCACGCTGATGAACGCGGGTTAATGACGGTGCCGCACCGGCAATCGCCGGATCGCTGGCTGACCACGCCGGACCGGGCGGCAACAGTGCTGACAACAGACGGATGTAATCATCGTTTGTCACGTCCATGAAATCGCCCCCAGAACCGCCAGCTCATTTTTCGCAATGGTGATATTGTCCGCCGGTGCAAGCAACTGATGGCTGTATTCCCCGTTCGCACCGGAAATCGCTTCACTGATACGTGACACCTTCAGTTCTCCCTGCGGATAACCATCACGCAGCAGGAACGAACGCAACTCCGCGGTGATGGCAGCCCGTATTTCCGGTGTGTCCGGCGTCACACGGATATGAAAATCCACCGTATGTGCCACCGGCCTGAACACATACAAATCAGAGCCTGCCACCGGGGCCAGTGGCCCGATATGTTGTCTTGCCGCCGTTTCCGTTGATTCTTCCGGAATGGGATTAATCAGGTCACTGCTGGCAATCATCACACCGACAGTCCCCGTTCCCATCCAGTGTCGGTATGTCCATGCGCGGGTAATGCCAGGCACTTCTTTAGCCCAGACGACATAGTCCCCGTCAGCCCCGCCCTGCGGCGTCCAGTAATACCGCTCAATGACGCGGGCGCGCCACGTTTCCAGCTCTTCAGTATCAAATCCGCCTGTCAGGGTGTCAGCCACACCGGAAGACGGCAGACCATTCACCGGCGTGACCAGGATTAATGCCGTACCGTCGTCAGCGTTACCGACCGCACCTGCACTTGAGCAGGCGATCGGCACGCGCAGGACACCACCGGAGCTGATTGCATCGTCAGTTGTCGTGTACTGCACCAGGTCATCGCGCTGAATAACACTCCCGGCAGTCACCTTCAGGCCATCGCTGACACCTTCCCAGCGCATATACCCGCTGGCAACCGTGGCACCCTTGCGCGGACACCGTTTCATCGCAGCATGTCGCGCCAGCCAGGACTCATCGCACAGGTCAGGCAGCATATTCATTGCCAGATAATCGATGTAACCGTAGACCGTATGCAGCGCCGCCGCATACACCTTTGCCCGCACGTCTTCATCCATGCGCCGGAGCGTGTCGCTGACGTCCAGCCTGGCGAATAAATC